CCCAGGATGGCCGGAGACGTGGGGGCAGGGCATGGCCGGTGCCCTGATGCCCCGCTGGACGCGCAGGCACGCCAGCTGGCCGGGGGGAGCCCAAGCTGGCGTGCCTGATGGTTGGGGTAGTCTCAACGGTTGGTGGGCCATCCCTCCACGATGTCCTCGAAGTAGTCTCCGAGCCACCGCGCCCACGCTTCCCCGGTCACGTCGCGGTGCGCGCCGTCGAACCAGTCCAGGAACCAGAACTCGATATCCCCGTTGAAGTAGAACCGGAGCTCCTTGGTCGGTCCGCCCCAACAGAGCTGGTAGCGGCCATAAGGGGCGCGCTGGCCCTCGAATGTGCCGGCCTCTACCACGTCGACGGAGAGCCCGTATTCGTTGAACGGCGGCAGCTCGTCCTCGTCACCATCCTCCATCAGGTCTGGATCGGCCATGTACCGCTCGATAACGGCCCGCACTCTGGCCATCGATTTCCCGATACGGTCCTCACACGTCTTCTGTTTCGTCGTCATCGTCTCGCCCCCTTCTCTGCTATGGCCTGCCATCATCAGGCGTGAGCGGGCAACTCTCACGCGACGCCCGAGCTCTGCCTGCGCCCGAGCGTTTCGGCTTACTGCGTTCCAAGCGCCTTGTGCTTCTCGCACGGGAACAGCCGCTCGGTTACGGCGTCATCCTGCCACGGGGCAATGAAGTTGACTGAGTACGAGCGCACGCACCCGCAGCTCATGTGGTACAGGGTGCCGGCCATACCGCAGGACTCGGTTCGCAGTACCGTTTCGCCTTCGGCCTTGAGCTGATCGATCAGCTCGGTCCCACCCTCGGGGACTCGTATCCTCATGTGCTCTCCCTCACCAGTGCCAGCCGCGGCACGTCACCCAGCGGCTGGAGGTACAACCAGCACGGCGGGCCGGTGTTGTATTGTGAGTACGCGAAGTCGATCTGGTACTCCGCGTGGTGCCAGGCAAATCGGCGCTTCCGGTCCACCACGTAGTAGTTGCCCTCCGAGGTCAGGTTCCCGCCATCCTTGCTGGCGTCCTTGCGGATAACGTCCAGGCCGCAGCGCCGGTTCAGCTCTCGGGCTATCTGGTACATGAGTGTCGAGTCACGATGTATCCGGGCATCTGTGGGCGATCCGGTTCGGCGCCGCACGCGGAGTGCGCCGCTTTCCGTTTGTTCAATGTGCATAGCCTGTTCCCCCTTGCTGTTTCCCCGGTCTCTCTTGAGGCCCTACGCCCCACTGCTGCCGACAAACCACCTCCAGGGCTTGCCGGCAGGGGTTGGGCTTCAGACCACGTTCAGCCCCGCGTCCAGCATCCCCTGCGCGAGTTCGCGGGTGTACCCGTGCTCCACTGCTAGGGAATGGCCTAGCCACTGCCATGCCTCGGCCTGTACGTTTTCGTCTACCCACTGCCGGGCCGCGTCTGTCATCAGCTCGAATGAGTAGACGGTGCACATCGGCCCGCCGCCGTGTACGTGCACGTCGACAGTTGGGGTCTCGATCTGTGGCTGTGTCATCGCTGTTCCTCCAGTGCCTTGGCGTACTCGTGGGGCGCCTCCGCTGGAATCGGCAGGCCCAGAGCCTCAAGGGAATCACGTCGCTGTTTGTCGTCATTCAGGGCGATGGTGGCGATTCGTGTGGCCTCTTCCTCGGTATCACACCACCTGTTGCCGACGATGCGGTTGGTGTGAGGGTTCAGCATCTCGGCAGACCACATGCCGGGGTAGGCACCTTCTCGCACCCTTATGGTGTAACCATCCGCCACACCTAACACAGTCTTCTTGGTATCCCACTTCACGGTGCTCCCTCCCTTATTCCCCCTTCAGCAGGCGCCGCACCCTCGGACTCGCAGCGGCCAGTACCCGCTTTTGCGCATCCTTAGGCAGGCTCCGGAAGTACCGGCGCATGGCCGGCCAGTCGATCGTCTCTCGGATCATCGCTAGTCCCCCTTTCCGATACAGCTCTCGCAGTAGACGCCCCCGGCCTCAGCATCCCGCCACTCTCCGCAGCGCAGACAGAAGGCGTACAGTCCAAAGTCGCCGTCGGACCATGACCAGACCAGGCCGGGATCGTGGGGTAGATCGTTCAGGAACGTTTCGGCCTCGTCTGTTGCCTCGTGATACCACTCCGCGCCGGCGGGCAGTTGTTCTCCTGTCCAACCGTGTTCAGCCGCTATCTCTTGCACGCGCTCCCCCGCGTACTGCCCGCGGTGCGAATCAACGTAGCAACCGACATCGGCGACTGTGAATCGCGTCCCTGTGTGCTGGGTCATCGTTATCCCCCTTCTGGCGCCCGAGCCATTCGACCCGCGCGCCTCTCCTCTCAGTTCCAGCAGCATGCGTCTCTGAGCGCTTGTTCCAGTTCCTTATAGGCACTTGCTCTGGTCCACCCCGCGTGTGTTCGTGCGAACTGCCGTGCGGCGTAGCTCATACGCTCGTACCGCCCGCGGTACCCTGCAACTAAGGCAGCGTGGTACCAGTTGTGTAGTTCCGCACGGTCCGCGACGCCGGCGTATCGTCGTGCCATCGTCTCACTCCCCCTTCTTGGACCGGCCTAGAGGCTAGGCATAAATCTCAACCCATCCGACGTTGGTTCCGAACGGGGCCACCAGTCGAACCTCTGAGACGGTATCCCCTACGATGCCGGCCAATCGTTCTCGATCCAACTCGTGCATTGACGAACTGAATTGACTGTCTGATAGCTTGTTGAACCACCAGCAAGCATCCCCGTACTTGGCGTTTCGGGCCTTGCACGTCCCCGTGTGTTCTTTGTGGTGGGCTTTGTAACCTGCCATGAAAGCGGCATGGTACTGGTCTGGGGTCATCGTTCACTCCCCCTTGCTGGCTAGCTTGAACCGCCGTTCACGAGCGCCCTACGTGCTGGGCAACGCTTGGTGTGGCGCTCGTACTCAGCATCCAGCGCCGGGTCGAACGTGGGCCCGAATGACTTGCCGCATCCGGCACACATCAGGTCGCGGCGCTCTGGGTTCCAGAACGGGTGCCGCGGTACCGAACGGGGCCGCATTGCCCTATCAAATGCCTTGAGTATGTCCATGTCTCCCCCTTCGCGCTTGCGTGCCGCCTACCCTAACACACCCTTACCCCACAGGTCAACCCCTGCCCACGCCGGGCCTCACACGCATGCACGCGCCCGCGGCTAGGTGCTAAGATGAAGGTAGACGACCACCCGAGCTGAGGGAGACACCCACGTGCCACCTAGCAAAACCGCCCGAGCTGAGGGAGACACCCACGTGCCACCTAGCAAAACCGCCCGAGCTGAGGGAGACACCCCCGCAACTGCCGTTCCTGAGAAGGAAATCAAAAGTCGTCCAGCTGTGGGAGACACCCTAACCCCCAAACCTGCTGCCACGCCCATTGCACGCGCCACCGGTGGACGGTGGGCGCCGGGGCAGAGTGGCAACCCGGCCGGACGCGCACAGACTGGGAAGGCGTTCCGCGAGCGCTGCCGCAAGTGGGCGAACGAGAAGGGGTTTGCGATACTGGCGGAGATGGCGGAGAGTGCAGGGCGGGATCGCAGCCGGGCCACGGAGCTGCTGATGGCCTACGCGTTCGGCAAACCCACTCAGGCAGTGGAATACAGCGGGCAGGTTACGCGCACAGATGCCCTCGACGGGTTCACTGTTGACGAGATGCGGGCATGGTTGGAGATGCGGAGGAAACGCAATACACCGCCAGAGCCCCAACCGGAACCCGAATCCGTAGCCGCAACCCCCGAGTGATGGCGAATCGCGCACCCCCCATGCCCGGACCGCGCACGCCGAAGTGGCGGGGGAACCTTGACACCGCGGAGATTTCCACACCCATTTCCAGGCCCAGCACACCTGTTCTAGCCTGTGACGAGTGACACGGTGACCCAGTGACAACTACTGCCCGCGCCATGACAACCGAAGCGCCCACGCGTACCCCCCTTCTTGAGGTGGACGACACAGTAGTCGAGCGCGCCCTCTGCGAGCAGTCCTTCCGCGACTACCTCGACCTGGTAAGGATTCTCGAACCCCCGCCGGGCCGGGGGGTCATTTCCTGGCAGCCGTGGCCGCACTTGGTGGAGCTCGCCCGGACGATTTCCGCTGAGGTCTGGGACGACAGGACCGGGCGGAACCTCGCTCTCAACCGGCTCATTTCGATCGGCAAGGCCCGGCAGCTGGGGGTGACGTGGCTGCTGGCGGCGTACGCGGGCTGGAAGGCGGAGTTCTTCCCCGGCGCCGTCATCTTCCTGTTCTCGCAGGGGGAGACCGAGGCCGGGGTGTTCCTCGGGAAATGCCGGTTCATCCACGAGCACATGCCCGACCATCTCAAGAGCCGCATCCTGAAGGACAGCAACGAGCATCGCATATTTGCGAACGGCTCCAAGATCGTCGCCTGGCCGAGCACGGAGAAGGCCGGCAGGTCCGAGACGGCTTCGCTGGTCATCCAGGACGAGGCCGACAACCACGAGCACCTCTCCGAGAACTACATGGCCGTCAAGCCCACCATTGACGGGGGCGGGCAGCTCATCCAGGTCTCCACCATCAACAAGAGGAAGCCCAGGTCCCTGTTCAGGCAGATATACAAGGGGGCGCCCGGCAACAACTTCAAGAGGGTCTTCTACGGGGTGTTTGCGCGAGCCGACCGGGACGAACAGTGGTACGAGGATAGGTACGCGGAGGCGCGCACGCAGGACCTGAAGGGGATGAGCCCTGAGCTGTACATGGAGCAGGAGTACCCGCGCACCGAAGCGGAGATGCTGGCCCTCTCCCGGACCCTTGCGGCCTTCGACATCGACGCCCTGAAGGACATGCTCCAGGACTGCCGCAGCCCCGTGGAGACGGACGGGCCGATTGAGATATTCCAGAAGCCTGTCGTGGGGAAGAAGTACGCGGCCGGTTCGGACCCCTCGGGGGGCACAGGCGGAGACAGTTCCCCGACCGTAGTACTGGATGCCGGTACCGGGATGGTCGTGGCCCACATCTACTCCAACACCATGGCCACGGATACCCAGGCTGCCGAGTCGGTGCGGATGCTGAAGATGTACGGCTACCCCCTCTGGGTCATCGAGGACAACGACTGGGGGAGGATGGTACTCAGGAAGGCCGAGGAGCTTGAGTACCCGAACCTCTACGAGCGCAAGAAGGACACCCCCGGCTGGCACACCATGCCCAGCAACCGATACGAGGTCTGGGGTGAGCTGATCGTGGCCGTGCGGAATCGGGAGCTGGTCATCCCCTCCGAGCGCGGCCTGCTGGAGTTCTTCTCCGTTATCATCAACGAAGACAAGAACAGCCGTGTGGAGGCCCTTGAGGGCGAGCACGACGACTACCCCATGGCTGTGGCACTGGCGTGGCAGATGCGCAAAGAGGTCAGCCTCTACACCGACACCACTCCCGTACACGCCTTCAAGCGCGAGTCCGATGCTCGGGGGAACCTGCCTCCACCTGCTCAGCCTGCACAGGGAGGGTTCAGAAGTGGCTGAGCCAGAGTGCATTTGTGGGCTAGACGATAGCCCAAACGGTCTGCGAACCGACATCGTGTGCCCCAAGCACGACGGGGTATTTGAGTTTCCTGCGCCCGAGGAGGCCGAGTCCGATGGCTAGGACGTTCGAGGACCCCGGCGAGATTCTTGAGGCCGTCAAGGCCATGGAGGGGACGCTTGAGAACCTGCGTACCCGCATGGACGACGACTTCTACGAGCTGTATGCCCTTGACGACTACGAGCCCCAGAACGACCCGGACAGCGAGGAGGGGAAGGGATACGAGCACTTCACCACCACCTCGCCGCGCAACTTCTTCGACACGGCAGAGTCCGGGATCAACCGGGCGCGGCTCACCCTGTCCATCACCCTGCCCGACGATAGCGAAGAGGCAGACCGGACAGCCGCTTCCGAGGGCGAACTGTTCCTCTTCGGGGCACTCGACGCTGTCGACCGGCGGCGCCGCTCCATAGCCGAACCCTCACTCCGCAAGGCCCTCACCTTCCACGGGCTGGCCCGCGGGTGGGTCGCCATGCGCGCCCTCGCGTTCGTGCCGGAGGGTGAGGAGGACACGGTCTTCGACGTGGCTGTCTGGGACATGCTCCATGTGACGTGGGAGATGGGTCCCAACGGGCTGCTCTGGATGGCGTTCAAGCGCCCGTCCACGAAGAGCCAGCTTGAGGCCGAGTACGGTGAAAAGGCCGAGGGCATGTCGGGGGACATCACCGACTTCTGGACCCCGGAGGCCAATGCCATCCTCATAGGTGGAGAGTTCGTCAAGGACATCAACGACGAAGACTCCCAGCATGGGATTGGCCATGTCCCCGGCCTCATCCTTCCAGTCGGCAGCATGCCCACCATCCTCACCCAGTCCGAGGGCCGCCAGGACACTATCGAGTTCCAAGGTGAGAGCGTGTGGGGCATGGGCAGGAAGCTCGTGAAGCCCCGGAATCGCTACATCTCTCGCCTCATGGACATGCAGAGGCGGTCCGTGGCCGGCACCCTCATCCACCAGTCCAAGACCGGGAAGAAGAGTATCGAGGGCGACCCCTACCGCGGCTTCCGCGAGATTCGCACAGACAAGGATGAGAAGATCACCCCCCTCGAACTCCCGAAGCCCCCTGCCGAGACATTCCAGATCCTCGGCGTCATCGACAATGAATGGCAGGAAGTCACCCACCACGGCCCGCTCGCTTACGGGGGTGCAACGGCGGCAGAAAGCGGGCGGGCCCTGGCAATCCGCAACGAAGCGGCCAGGACTATATATGGGCCGATAACCGATCTGCTGGCTGAGGCGTACACCTGGCTGGCCCAGGAGTTCCTGCACCAGTTTGCCACTGTCGAGGACATCAAGACCGCCGAGCTCTCCGGCTACAACAACGAGGGCGAGTTCTTCAGGGTCACCACCAAGCCCAAGACAGTGGACCCGAGCTGGCGGGTAGAGGTCAAGGTGGAGCCGCGGCTCCCCAGGGACGAAGAGGCCGACGCGCAGATGTTCCTCGCCCTCACGTCCAAGCAGTCACCCGACGAGATGCCGGCGCTGTCCAAGCGGACGGGCCGGGCTGACATACTCAAGCTCCGCGACCCGGATGCTGAGGAGCGGCGAATCCTCGTCGAGCAGGGGAAGAACAACCCGGCGGTGAGGACGGCGCTTATTGCAGAGGCTCTTGAGGAGGCTGGCGAGAAGCGGGCTGCTGAGCTGGTCGTGGAGTTGTTCGAGGGACAGCCGGGGCCACAACCGGCGCCTGGTCCAGAGGGTGCAGCAGCGGGAGCAGGTCCAGAGGGCGCGATGCCGGGGCCGGGTGGACAGCCTCAGCCCACACCCACACCTGGGCAGGCGCCGGGGCCGCAGATCCCACAACCTCTGGCTGAGGCTATACTGAACGTACTGGTGGGGGCGGGTAGGCAGGCAGAGGCCGACGCCTTCGTCCGAATGGTCGAGGCTGGCGCTCCACCCGACCCGCAGTTCCTGGTGACGATCGTGCGGATACTGGAGCAGGCGGGGAGGCAGGACATCGTTCTGCAATTGTTCAAGGCACTAGGAATCGAGTCGCCGGCTGCTGCAGGAGCGGCCGCTGGGCAAGGGGGGTAACCGGTCATGTGGTGGTACAAGGTTCTTCTTGACGGGAACGAACTCGGCTGGGTTGGCGTTGACGGCTCGGTACCTACCGGCACCGTGATTGCCGCAATCACCGCAAGGTGGCCAAACGCGACTGTGCCGACTAAGAACCAGACCAAGCCACCCAACTCGCTCGGGGTTTGGACCTTCAGTGATCCCAATGACCCAGGGAGCGCTTCTTGGGAGGGCAAGGAGTCAGAGGGGATTGACGATACTGGGGCTGTGCCCGGCGGTGCTCCTGGTGAGTGGCTCACCGGCCCACAGTACTGGCAGGGGCAGTTCGAGCAGCAACTCGGCATCCCCACCGGCGCCGAGACACCCTATGCCCAGTACCGGCGGGGGCTGGGCAGCCAGTACATTCTCCCGTATGCCCTTCAAGCGTATGAGGAAGAGGCTCTGGGGGTCCCGAGGACGCCCTATGCCGACTACCTCTCGGGCATCACCCCCGAGGCTTCCCTGCCCGGTGGTGGGTCCTTCCGTGAACTCCGCGGCATGTCCCCCGAGGAGCAGATGATGTTCTTCGCTGAAATGGGCATCGACCCTTCCACAGGACAGCGCGCTGCGTTCAGGGGAGCCTTGCGAGAACGCGGCACCCTGCCGTGGATGGCCAGGATCATGTCCCAGCGGGCGTTCAGGGATGCTCCGCAGCGGGCGTGGGCGGGCACAGAAGCCGCGGCGCTTGAGCAGGAGACCTACCTTGATGCTCTGGCCCGCAAGTACGCCATCGCCGGTTGAGGGAACATGCCATGGCAAACTACTTGGATGAGTTCCTCGGCGGAGAACCCGAGATGGTGTACGCTGCTGTCCGGCCGCGCTCCCCGTCACCGGCCTTCACCGACTACTGGCGGGGCAGATACGGCAATGTCTGGCAGGACTACCAGGGCAGGCTGGCGAGGGCGATGATGCAGGGCCGGGAACCCACTCTCACCTTCCAAGAGCACGCCCAGACCTACCCATACCGGCAGGCGTACCTCTCCCGCTCGCCTCGTGCTAGGGGCCAGATGGGGCAGAGCCTGTATGCCCCGCGGATGAGGTGGCTTGTCTGATGGCCCAGCCGTGGCAGAAAGAGGTTGCCCAGACCTTCGTGAGCGCTGCGAAGGGGTTTGATACGCGCACGCGCGAACCACTGCCTACGCGTATGGGCGCGCCCGCGAGGCCGAGGCCCACCCTGCTTGCCCCTGCGGCTCCATCCACTCCACCTGCTGCACCCCCTGAGCCTGAACCTACCGACCCCCTGAAGGACACTCCCCTGTCCACAAAGATGGACACCCTGACAAAGCTTGAGGCGCGGGCAGCCGAACTCGGCATCAACATAGGCTCCCTCCCGGCTGGTACCCTCGACGAGCGCATTGGGAGTCTCATGAAGGCGGTTGAGGCGCGCGGGCAGAGACGGTACTGGGCGGGGGGAGAGCCTGCCAGCCTTGGGGAGTTCGTTGGGGGCATGGCGCAGGCGTATGGGGCCGGGATGTACCCGATCGGGACGCTCGGTGCGTGGACCGGGGAGGCCGCTGGGGAGGCCCCGTTCAAGGAGGGCAGTCTGCCCCGGAAGCTAGGTGGGATCGCTGGCAGTTTGGTCGGTGGTGGCCTGGGCGCTGGGGCTGAGCTAGGGCTTGCCGGAAGGACAGGGGCATCAGTTGTTCGCGCCGGCGCCCCAGGCGGTATACTCCCGCGGGTTGGTCCACAGCTGTCCCTCGGTAGCGCCCGTCCCGGCATGGCCCTCAGAGGCCGCCCGCACCCTCTTGTGGAATCTGTCCCCGGTGGCTTGGAAGGGCCAGTAGAGAGACTGGCGGCTGTTGCGGGAGCAGGCGCCCGCGAGGCCGGCGCTGTACTTGCCCCACCCGCACAAGCCGCTCTGCGCGCCACCACACTGCCCGGCCGGTATGCAATTCGTCCTGCCCTGCATGCAGTGGCCAGAGCTATCGACCCCAAGATAGGCCTGCAACGGGGCCGGCTAGCGGCTGTCTCAGGAGGCGAACCGACTCGCCTCATCGGTGCCCTGACGGACGCCAATACGGTGGTCGACATCACCTCCCGCCCAGATATCTTCAAGAAGATTGCTGCCCTCCCTGGTATGCGCACGGTTCTCAAGCCCTTCGGCATCACTGGACCGGACGCTCCCGCCTACACCAAGTACGCAGCTGGCCGCGCCCATCTCGGCGCAGAAGTCGAGACGCTAGCGCAAACCGCTATGGTCCACATTGACGCTCTCGGGCCCTCCACCAAGGTTTTCGGCCGCATATCCGAGCACGGTCTGCTTGAGGCGGGACCGTTCAAGGGCCTCACTGTCAACACGCTGGCTGCTAACCCGAAGAAGTACATGCCCCGAATGACTCCGGAACAGCAACAGTTCATCACTCGGGTCGGGTCCCTGACGGACGACCTTGAGCGAGTTATGGCGGCGGAGGGCATTGAAGTCAAGAAGCTCACCTTCGAGGAGGGTAGGCGGTACATCGGTAGCAGGGTGTTTGCCAAGGACATGCCGGACGGCACCATCGAGACCTTCGGTGTCCGTTCTGGCCCATCCAGACCCGGCGGCAAACTGGCCTTCGAGAAGCACAAGTGGTACGACACCCCCGAGGAGGCAATCGCTGCTGGGGCCTACGAACTGCCGGTAGAGGAAGCACTCAGACTCAACATCGAGGGAGGGCTGAACAAGATCGCCGACAAGCGCATGGCTGACTGGCTGCTGGACGAAGTACCGTGGAGGACGGCGGGCACAAGCGAGGAACTCAAGGCCGCGAGGCTGGCTGCCAGTAGGAAACTACAGAGCGCGCGCAGGGCCGTGCTGGCACTTCAGCGGGCCAAGCGTGGTGAGCAGTTGCCCGTGGGTACCGTGAAGGCGATTGAGCGCGTCTTCCCCATGCTGGAGGAGCGGGGCCTCAAACCAGCCACGCGTGTCTGGCGGTCCGATGTCATCAAGGCCGCCCAAGTTCTCACCGATGCCAAGGTCAAGCCCGTGGGCGCCCTCCGCCAGCGCTCCATGCAGGTCCTCGACGACACCATCACGGCCATCCGTGGCGAGCGCGTTGCCCCAGGCACCCAGAAGTTCCGCGGTGGCCTGATAAATGAGGTGCTCGCTGAAGTCCGGGACACACAGGCTAGTCTCGCAAGGGCCGGTGAGCGCCTCAGGGCTCTCAAGGCGGGGGAGGGTGCTATCCAGGCCCCGGCCTTTGCTGGCAAGTACTTCAAGGGTCCAGGTGGCAAGGAGGTGGCTGACGCCGTCAACAAGAGCCTGAACCCGAACTTCTCCGAGGCCCTTGCCGCGGTCAACCAGTTCAACGCCGTCTCCCGCTACTTCATGCTCGCTGGTGATGTCAGCCCCATGCTGATTCAGCTTCTTTTCCTGGCGGGTGGGAACCCGAGGGCCTACGTCAGGGCCGGTAGAGGGTTCGTGCAGGCTATGCGTGATCCGCAGTTCCACGCGGCGTACCTCAAGCGTCCTGAGAACATCGCCATCGCGCAAAGGTACCCGATCACCGTTCTCACCCGCCAGGGTGGTACCGAGTTCACCGAGTTCTCCCGCACAGTGGCGCGGCTGGCAAGGTCCCCATACAAGGTAGTGGGCGCCGCCGCCAAGGCCCCCGATATGGCCCTCAGCCCATTCCAGCGCGGCTTCGAGTCGGCCATGGACATAGCCGGGATAGAGTTGCTCAAAGCTTTCGACCACCTCGGCACCACCGCGGCCCGCCGTGCCGACATCGCCCAGTTCGTCAACGAGTTCCGCGGGGTCACTTCACTGGCTCGCCTGGGGATGAGTACCGGGGCGAGGCAGAAGATGACTGCGGCTATGCTCGCCCCTCGGTACAACGCTGCCATAGCCGCCCTCCTCTTCGATGCAGTCAGGGGGATGGTCGGTACCGGTGGCATCCGGGGTTCTCTCGCCCGCGAACACCTCATCAAGGGCGTATCGGCAGTAGTGGCAACCGGCTACGCCATCTCCCTGGCTATGGGTGAGAGCCAGGAGGAGGCCCTGCGCCATCTGGACCCTGCCTCCAACAAGTTCCTCACTTGGGAAGTGGGTGGGCAGAATGTGGGTCCGGGCAGCAAGGTGCGCAGCGTCATCAAACTCCTCGGAGCGACAGTCGATGACCCCACCAAGCTCGGTGACACATCTGTCGGATGGGGGAAGGGTGAGTACATTCGCAACCCACTCATCCGATTCGTCCGCGGCCTCTCAAGCCCGGTTGTCTCCAATGCCTGGGATCTGGCTACTGGCAAAGACTTCATCGGGGACCCTACCCGCGATGGCTTCCTCTCGTTTACTAAGACCGTAGCCGAGAACTTCATGCCTATCTGGGTCCAGACGGTGGCTCTGGAGGGTGGCGATATCAGGCAACGGGCCATCCGTGGCACCTCGGAGTTCTTTGGCGGCAGGGCATATCCAACCAACATCATGTCCAACCTCTGGGAGGAGTGGGAAGGGGATATCGAGGTCTACGACGACATCTCCACCGACGAGGACGAGCGCAGGGAGCGCGGGCAACGGTTCTCGCGTATACAGCACCGAAAACTGAACCCAGAGGTCGATGCCAAACTGTTCATCCTCGGCCGCGTCAGCACCCTCCAGAGCACCCGCGCCAAGGTTCTCGCTACTGAGTATCTCAAGGACAACAACGTCCTCCGGTATGAGATCGACCCGAAGATACTGGAGGACTACGAGAAGGTGCTGGGCAAGAAGCGGATGAACACCCTCCTCCAGTCCGCCGGTCGACCCACACCCGCCAGCCGCTCTGGGTTCTCGAACGCTATGGCGGCATGGCAGCGAGTGAGGCCGCATCTGGATGGCTCGCTCCTGCGCGCCCTTCGCAAGGTCTGGTACGAGGACGGTGACCTGACCCCTGGAGAGGCCACGCGACTCCAGGTGGTCTATGAGCAGGCTCCGCTGGGTGCCCCGAGTTTCGATGCGTGGCTCAAACAGACGCTTCGACAGACAGTGCAGAACATTGCTGCACGCTAGCCAGCCTGCAGGCTGTGGCATAATGGAGGCAGTCAGATGACGACTGAAAAGGACCTGGCAGACCAGCTCCAAGTAACGGAGGAGCAAGAGGGCGACGGACCTGGGGAGGGCGATGACTCTTCCCAAGTAACCGATGACCCGTTTGCTGGTGACGAACCTGGAGAGGGTGGCGAAGGTTCAGAAGAGGCTGCGGGGGACGAGTCCAAGGAAGAGGGGCTTACTGTGGAGAGCCTTGCGGCTGAGGTCGCGGAGCTCAAGCAGGGTCTGTCGGCCAAGGACACGCAGATCGGCACGCTCAGGGACACTGTCTTGCGGCAGGAGATCGAGCGTGAGATCGCCGATGCTGAGGCAGTGGAGCGCCAGCACGCCCAGGTGGATAGCGCCGCCGTGGCCGCTGGCGAGATGACCGCTGCCGACGCCGCCACCCGGAGCCGGGAACGGCAGGAAGCGGCCTCGAAGGCCCTGGAGCAGCGGCGGGGGGAGCGTGAGGCACGGGAACGTCTCTCGCGTGATGCCGCCCGCCTGGAAGCTGCTTCCCGGATCAACTTCGCCAAGGAACTGGCTGAGGAGCATGGCGTGGACGCTACCCTCCTGCTCAACGACCCCGAAGTACGGGAGGCGGAGCAGAGAGGCGGGGGTCCAGCGGCCATGAAGTTCAAGGCCAAGGAGCTGGCGTTGGAGGCGAAGGAGAAGAAGGTCAAGGGCCGCACGAAGGTGGACTCCGGCAGGGTCGGGACCACCAACCGTTCCGTTGAGAACATGAGTCCGGAGGAGAAAGTCCTAGCCGGGCTCAAACGACCGATACGACAACGATAACAGCGCTCGCGGGGCACTGACACTGGCCATCGCGGCGGGGGAGAACAGACATGGCAATGACTCTGGTTGAGGCCAGCAAGTACTCGAATGACGTGCTCCAGAGGGGCGTCATCGAGCTGCTCGTGAAGCACGACCCCATCCTTACGCGCTTGCCTTTCAAGGACATCAGGGGGAACGGACTCACCTACGACGTGGAGACGACCATCTCGGGTTCGGACTTCTACTCCGTGGGGGACACATGGGTCGAGGACACGTCCACCGTTACGCAGCACACCGCCCACACCAAGATCCTGGGTGGCGACGCTGACGTAGACGAGTACCTTCGGACCACGCGCTCGAACATGAACGACCTCATGAGCGAGCAGATCGAGTCCAAGGCGAAGAGCATGCGGCGGGCGTTCCTGGACACGTTCTTCTACGGCTATGCGGCCACCGAGACCAAGCGGTTCGACGGGCTGCACCAGCTGATGACGAGCGAGACCTACAACACCGTCGCCAGTGGGTCCTCGGAGACACCTGCGGCCTGCACCATGATCGCCCTTGAGGAGGCCAACGACCTCATCACGGACGGCGACGCGGACATCTGCGTGATGACCAAGAAGATGCGCCGGGAGATCAACCAGTACCTGAACGGCGTGGGTGGCATCACGAAGATGGACATTCAGGGCAAGACCGTGCAGACCATCAACGAGGTCCCACTCGTAGTCTCAGATCACCTCTCGAACGACGAGGCGTGCGACAAGGACTACGGCAGCGGCTACGGCCACCAGCCCACCGACGGCACCGAACTGGATGACGACGACGACGCCACAACCGTCTTCTTCATCCAGTTCGGCTCGAAGGCGTGCTCCGGCCTCCAGTCGGGTGGGGCGCTGAGGGTCAAGAGGTTCCGGGACGAGCTGGAGACGAAGAACGCCAAGCGCGTCCGGCTCATCTGGTACCCCGGCCTGATGCTCCAGAGCATAATCACGTGCTCGAAGCTCACGGGACTGGCACCGGCCACCACGGTGACAGCGTAGGACGCGGACCACGGGCTTCTTCGCTCGGTTGAGCCCCAATCAGCCGTGAGGAGGCTTTACCCGGTGAGCCGACGAAATCACCGGGAGGGGCGTGGCGTCGGCCCTTGATTCGGCGCCAGACGCAGGAGGAAGGCAATGGCCTTCACATACACAGACCGGAACAAGAAGACCGTTCTCCATAGTTGGGGGCGATTCAGGGGCGTGGTAATGGAGGCGGTGGTCGTAGGAGACCTCGTCAGCTTCTACAACACCGACGCCACCAGCGCCTTCCAGTTCGCCGACCAGTCTGACTCCCAGCCGGCTCAAGCAGTCGCCTGCGAGGACGGGGCAGCCGAAGAGGAGATATGGCTTGCCCTGGCCGTCGAACTTGAGGCGCCGCGGACGGTCGGCACCGGCGGGGCGGTGACTCAGCAGCACTTCGGGGCGTCCACCGACTACTTCGGCGCCGCCCTGTACCTGGGTGAGGACGGCAAGCCCTCTTCCAGTGCGGGAGGCACCTACAGCCAGCTCGTCGGGTACAACCTGGACCGGGACAGGATACTGCTGCAGCCGAACACCGCGCTCACGGGCGTGGCCGGCAGCTTCACGACCCTGGCGGCCAGCGACGTGCTCTCCGTGACCGACACCACCGATGCCAGCGACGCCGACACGGCTTCGATAAAGACGAAGGGCGGCTTGGGCATCACCAAGAAGCTCTACGTGGGCACCGACATCACCATGCTGAAGGGCACGTTCACCAACACTGAGGGCGATGTCGTCCTCACGAAGGGTGACCTGACCCTGACCGCTGGCGATGCCACCCTGACGGACGGCAGCATCACGCTTACCACGGGTGTGGTCAAGATGGTGCAGAAGACCTCCAAGACAGCCACTGCAACGCTCACAGACGCGGAGCAGGGGTACGTCGAGGTGTCTCCGGCTGCGAGCACGACCCTGACGCTGCCGACGGCGGCTGCGGGGAAGTACTTCCTGATCAAGCACCTGGCCGAGACACAGACGCTGATCGTGGCGGCAGGTACCTCGGACAAGCTCATCGACCCCTCGGACGGTGGGGTCCACGACAAGGCCACGGACGACAAGGGGCTGGACTGCATCCTTGAGCTCCGGGCGGTGGATGCGACCAACTGGCTGGTCATCCACTCGGACGGCGACTGGACATTCGCTGACTAGTCCCGGCGAACCCGATGCGGGGGGCGGGCAATCCCCCCGCTATCACAACCGAATAGGAGAGCCCGATGGCTGATCTGACTGCACCGGAGCAGGCCATGTTTGCCAAGTACCAGGGGCGGACGGACCTTGTCGCTGACGAGGAGTTCTGGCTGGACGTGCTGGTGCGCTACGGTGAGGGCGGGGGGACCAATATCCCCCTGCCGATTGAGTACAACCCGCTCACCGTGCGGAGGCTCTTGGATGATCTGGATTGCCCGCCGGGGGGATGCACCATGTGCTGCTCCTACCCGCGGACGACCGTGAAGGAGGCCGATGACAAGCGCATCCGGGACAACGTCGAGAACCCGGTGCCCCTCAACATCGACGCCGAGGGCGTGCCGTGGCTGGACACCAGTGAGGGCTGCCCCTACCTCAAGGACGGGGCATGCAGCATCTACGATCACCGGCCTGATGTCTGCTACCTGTTCCCGATCATGGGTGGGCGGACGATGGTGCTGGACGGGGGGGAAGTGAAGCAGATGGTGGTGCGTATCAGGTGCATGCCCTCGCTCCAGGCAGTCCGCCATATCATTGAGGAGGCTATGGAGGGGGAGAACAAGGTGCTGCTGCCGGACCTGACCGTGCTCACACGGGAGGAGGAGTAATGGCCAAGTACGCCCGCGACGAGTACGGCGACATCCCCGGACACGGCGGCAACCAGTATGCCACCATGGATACCGTGCTGCCCGAGGCCAACCCGCATGTGGGCGGCACCATAACCCGAACCAGAGGCGGGCGCCAGGTCACCGAGTTCTGGATGACCGCCAAGCGCCCCCCCGGCTACACCCGCGAGGAGTGGGATGCCATCACCACCGCCCGCTGGGAGGGCAGGTGGCTTCCCAACGACCCCAACGCCATCCGCAAGCGCCGGGCCCTGGCCTGCGGCAACGGCACTGAGCCTGCACAGGAGGAAGCCGATGGAGAGGATATCGTTCAGCCAGCTGAAGCTGATGTCGCTCACTAGCATCATGGCCGGGGAGTGCCTTGAGGTGACCGGGGACGGCCGGCCGCGGTTCTACGTGGTGGTGAACCCGGAAGTGGCGATGGGGCATCGCGTGAGGAGCATCTGCAGCCAGATCGACGCCAGCAGGCGGGGAAGGACCATACGCCATGCCGACAGCGGTGGACAGTCTGACGAAGAGCAGCAGCCCGGAGCAGATTAGGGAGGCGATTGGCAGCTGCATCAGCACGGAAGTGGACGGGGGGAGGCCCCAGGATCAGGCGATAGCGATGTGCTACTCGATGGCCAGGGCGAAGACGGGGAAGAGCCTGAATCCTCACCCGGACCACATGAGCAGTCGGGAGAAGGTGAACGAGGGCCTTCGGAGGAAGTAGATGGCGCAGACCCTGGCTCAACTCTGCATCCGGCTTGCCCGCTCCGTGGGTGAGGCGCACGACGTCACCCCCACCGGCACGTACAGCACCACCGGGTTTGCCGCTGCTGCCCTCTCCGCGTACGAGGACGATTACTTCAACGACTGGTTCGGCCACTGCTACGCCGGCACCAACATCGACACGGACGTTGAGGTTACGGACTTCACGACCGGCACCGGGGTGTTCGTCATCACCCCCGCCATCACGCTGATCGACGCTGAGGACCTCTTCTACTTCCTCCCCGACTTCCGCCCCACCGAACTCATCTGGGCCATCAACGAGGCCATCAGCATGGTGCAGGGGGAGGCGCTGGAGGACAAGGTGGATGCCACGCTGGAGACAGCCGCCTCCACCTACGAATACACCATCCCCACCGGCTTTGCATACGTCGAGGAGATATTCCAGGAGAGGGGCACGGCAGACGAGTACAGCGTGTCTGATGGCAAGGTCGACCGGATGCACTGGCGGATACTGCACGGGAGTACCCCGAAGCTCTGGTTTGACCCCGGCCTCTGGACCTTCACTGCTGGCCGCAACCTCCGCCTCGTGGGCCAGTCCGAGCCCTCCCTGCTGACCGGGGATGCCGACGACTGCAACGTAAACGCCGCGTTCATCGTCCAGCAGGCCAAGGCCCTCCTGCACCAGTCGCGCATACGCGGCAAGGGCGCCGACTTCGAGGAGCACGAGAGCCAGATGAGGCTTGCCCAGGCCATGGCCAACGACCTGCGCGAGGACCTGTTCGTGGCTGGCCGGGGAGAGAAGGTGGCGAACTAGATGGCAAACGTCTTTCGCACGAACGAGGTCAGCCTCTTCGGCAACTTCTACCCCACCGCCGGTCCGGTGCGCTCTTTCCAGGCATCCGGGTTCGCGGAGAAGCGCGTCACCGGGGATACCACCAAGGACGACGAACTCCTGGAGTCCTCGTGGATCATTTCAGACCTGACTGAGGGTATCGGCATCCTCGACATGAACGAGAAGGATGACGCCAAGCGGTACTGGTGGGGGGATCTGGATACGGACCGCAAAGGGCACATGACCCTCTCCACGCTGGTCACCGATGCCGGCAACCCGACCGGCGTGGACTGCCAAGACCTGCGTGAGTACGGCAACGAGATGTACGCGGTATTCGGGCAAAGCGCTAGGAAGTGGGTGGAGGCAACTGCTTCGTGGGGTTCAGAACTCGCCTCCCTGACCACCTTCCCTACAGACTCCCTCGTTCACAAGAGCAAGCTCTACTACGCGTGCGGCACCGACTTCGATCGTTTCGACGGCACCACTTGGACTACCGGCACAGCCCTCTCGGGGGCCGCTGTTCCCGCACGGTACTTCGTCGAGTGGGACAGCAAGCTCATGGCCATAGACAACGACGGCCAGCTTCGGTACTCGGTGGACGAGGGGGTGACGTGGGCCCTGAACGCCCTCTCCACGCTCCCATCCGGCTACTTCACCGGCCTGCTCCTGTTCGTCGATGATGCCGGTGACCCGCTGGTCCACCTCCGCACCAAGGAGGGCTTCTTTGCTCTGGACTTCGACAACGCTGAGTGGGTCAGGACCTCACTGCCGGGGCCGTATCACGACTACGCGGGCATGGGAGCGTGCGTGTGGCGGGAGTCGGCGTTCGTTTCCGCGGGTCTGGCCGTGTACAGGTACGGCGGGTTCTCCCAGAGTGCCGATGACCGCCTTGTGGGGCCTGACCGGGACTACGGCATGCCCAACGAGTACACCGGGAGCATAATCAAGCTCCTGCCGGGCATCAACGCCATCTACGCCATCATCGACGCCACGACCGCCGAGTACGAGGAGGACCTGTTCACTGCCGGTGGCGCGTTCGGCATGGCTGTCCTCCCAGAGGACATCGGCTCTTCCACGGTCCTGAAGTGGAGCGGGAAGGGCTGGAGGCCCATCTACATCGCTGGGGAGGACGCCACAGCAGCCACGGCCGGCGTCATCGCTACGGCTGATGACGTGTACCGCCTCTGGTGCGCCATGAACAACACAGTCTACCTCCTCCCGCTCCAGACCACCATCCAGAACCCGCTTGAGACTACCGACTTCCCGTTCCAGGCTACGGCAGATGGCCTCATCACCGGCGAGTTCGATGCCGATAACTCGGTCATCGACAAGACCGCCACGCGCTTCGCCGTCTACGTCACGGACTGCACGGCCACCGAGTACTTCCAGTTCTACTACCGGAAGGACTACGCCACCGCCTGGACACTCCTGGACAACGCCTCCCTCACCGACGGCAAGACGACCACTGATGGGGAGCATGAGTTCACCTTCGCCTCTGATGCCGGGCTGGAGTTCAAGGTCATCCAGTTCAAGGCTGTCCCGGCACGGGGCAGTACCAGCACCCTTTCCCCGGACTGTCGCTGGATGAGGCTCAAGTACCTGAAGCGCCTGGATGTGCGCAAGGGCTTCTACGTACCCATCGACTGCACGCGCAACTACCGCCACAAGACAGCCCGTGCCCTGGAGGACGCTCTCTGGACGGCCCTGGAGGCCAACACCCTGGGCGAGTTCACCTTCAGGAACGGCAACGGCACCGAGACTCATCGGGTCATGCTCATCCCGCCCTTCGAGGGCGCTGAAGTGGGGGGGAAGAGGCGCGAAGGCGTGTTCAAGGCTATATTGGTGGCACCGTGATGCCGGATATTGAGAGCACAGCCAACGTCATACAGCAGGATGGGTCGCTGTCTGATAGTGAGACCCCGAGCAAGGCGATTCGTGTTGCCCAGGAGGAGCAGGACCGGGTCATAGACGTGCTGGAGCGCATCGTGTTCCAGTTGAGCCAGGTGACCGATATGGACCCGCAGGAGAGGCCATAATGCACATCGAAGATCCGCAGACCAAACAGGGAATGAAGGTTGACAAGTACGGGCAAGGGCTGGTGGTGGCAACTGGGATTCAGCACGCCGAGCACCACAACCAGGAGAGTCAGCGTGCGTGGTCTCTGCCGTTCGACGGCGTGGACCCGACCGGCGCCGACGACTACTTCTTCTACCTGGAGAACACCGGCACGAAGATACTTACGGTCAGCTCTCTTCAAGTCGGTACTACGGTGAAGGGCATCCTCGAAGTGCACCGTGTCTCCGGCTCCGGCCCGACGGGCGGCACGACGCTGACTCCGGTGAACAAGTATCTCGGCAACACCAACGTGCCGGATGCTGTCTGTGAGTACGGTGTCGACATCACGGACCTCGACAACGAGGGCGTGCTTGACTTCATCACGTTGCCGGCCGACAACGGGCGCCTCGTGACGTGGGATGCCCGCATCGTCATTCCGCAGGGGCAGGCTATTGCCCTCCTGTGGGACACAGCAACCGGCGTGCTGTCCGGGGCCATGCACGTCTTCGAGCACTAGGCCATGATCAGGTTTCGTCTGTGGGGCCAGAAGCGGGCTGCTGAGGTCAGTGAACTCGGCGAGGTGCTGACGCGCCCATACGCCTACTCGGACCCGAAGTACCAGTACCTCGACACGATCAACACGGCCTACAATTTCTTCGCTCCGAGGCCCGGCCAGCAGTTCGTGGTGACCATGCTCATCATCACGACAGATAAGGACGTTGGGGTTGATGGCGCTACAATCGTGTTGTACGAGGCAGCCGCGGAGGGCGCTACGGCAGTGGCCAAGACCATCATCTCGGTCAACCTGCTCAAGAACACGAATCTGGCCCTTGTGGGGATGCAATTGCTTGTGAACCCCGGTACGTGGATAAACGGCAAGACCGACGATGACGACGTTCATCTCACCGTGGGCGGCTACTACATACCGGAGTTGGGCTGATGAGGTCGATCATGTTCTCCGTGCAGCCCACAGGCGGGGCGGCCGCGGTCCAGATGAAGGACATAGGCGACAAGGTGCGCGTTATCAGCGTGAAGGCGCGGGCGGCGAACACCGCAGGCGGCTGCATCGTGGTCGGGAAGAGCGATGTGACGCTCACGAATGGGCATGCGCTGATCCCCGGCGATGTGCACAAAATCAACTTCGGGACGGGTTCGGACCCGCTCAGCAGCTTCTACCTGTGCGGGACTGACGCGAACGACTACCTGGACGTGACGGCGGTTCTGGGTTAGAGGCGCGGGGGAGACAGACATGGCGGCACCAGCAGGCTCGAAGATAGACCTCGTCGGCAAGGTGGTCAACGAGAAGGGCGTGGCGAAGGCCGGCCTGACCGTTGAGCGGTGGACCGCGACGAACTGGGAGGCCGCGCAGGATGGCGGGTCTGAGACGTATGAGGACACAGCCACTACTGATGCCGATGGCCGCTACCTGTTCGACGAAGTGAGCAACACGGTTGCTCAGATAGTAGCTGTCACGGAGGGTGCCAAGAACGTCCTCTCAGACGCCCGCAACTGCATCCAGCTCACCATGCTGGATCTCCTCACGGGAATGTCCGTTGACGCCATCTATGAGCACACTGCGGGGTCCGGGGTCACCATCGACTCGGTGGTGCTGAAGGACGGCAAGATCACTGCCGGTGGGG